AGGGTTACCTAATTATAATAAACCCTGTTATCTCTTTCTTCATTAAGTTGCTCACTCGAAAAATCTCTATTATCAATTTCATCATTACAATCTTTAATATCCTTTGTGATGTTTTCAATAAATGATGGCTTAATAAGATGCTTAACGTGAGAATAGCGAAAATTAACTTGATACTTAATTTCGGTTAGAAGACCAATTAATTCTTCAATTTCGTTTGTGGTTACATTTTTTAGTTTCATATTTTTTGTTTTTTAATTGTTGGCAGAAAAACCTTTCATATCTAGTGTGAACCTACCATCTGGGAATGCGGTGTACCAATCTTGAATGTAACTTGGCTTGTGCATACAGGTTACTAAAACTTCATCATTAATCTCTTTGGCGATTTCAAGGGCTTTCTTTCTTGCTGGGCGAATATCATAGTATTCGTAAAATCCTTTAGGTGTTTCAAATGTATACTCTTTCATTTTTTTGTTTTTTAGTTACTATAAACAATACAAATCCTATTCCAAAAAACCAACCTACTCATAATCAATAGTTTAAGTTTTAATACAATAAAAATTTGTATATAAAAATATACAATCAAGTACACAAAATACTACAATTTAACTAAAAAAACACTTTGGTACGTTATTTGCTATACAATCTGAAACTGACCTACAAATTTTTCTTTCCACATTTCAGCATCAAATTCATAAATACCCTCTTGTGCCTCAAGTCTTGCTATCTGCTTGGCATCGCTATAATTAGCAGCCATAATACTATGCTTACTATTGTGGATAACTGTTGAGTTATACCAAAATGTCGCATTAAAGTTATATTCAAATAATTCAATCATTTGTTATTAGTTATTGGTTATTGGTTATTAACAATCAAAGCCAACCCTATCGCACCTATTATAAGTCCAATTATCGCAATATCGCTACCTTTCGGCTTTGGCTTCATCCAATTTAACCTGTTTGCCCAACCTTGTTTAAATGCTCCATATTTCGCAGGATTTAATTCTACCAATGCCATATAATAATTAAACAAAGCAACCCAAATAACATTGGCAGCGTTACTATGCGAATTAATCGCATTAACAGTTTGAACCCCAACAATACCATCCTTATCTAAGTTTAAATTATAAGCATTATTTAAACCCTGTTGAGCCTTTATTATTCCTGTATTACCCGAACCCCACAACGCTTGAAACATCATTACTGCCGCATCCCCATCCTTAATAGCATTTTTAAATGTCGCTAAATCCCAAAAATATTTAACAAATTTTTCAAAATCAGCAACAGTCATAGCCTTAAACCTATCTAAAGTCAAAGGAGTAACCAAACCTAATTTTTGCCCTAAAGATATGTAGGTAGTGTATTGAATGCCCCTATTTGTCCATTGTCCTTCCGAAGCAATGTAAACTAAACCACCCTCAAATTTTTTCAATGATGGTAAAGCTATTTTATATGATACTGCCATAGTTCAAATTTACTATTTTATAACTGAGTATTAAAAAAATTCTCTATTTGTTGCTAAAGTTCTATTATCTGTGGTGCTAATCCGAACTATTTTAATACGATTGACATATCTTTGTAGTTTTATTTTTTTAGAAGAATTGAAAATATCCTTTACTTGATTTTATTGTAACGTTACCATTTTTAGAAAAACTAATACTTTTATATTTAGATTTCAAAATGTCTTTTTTTGCGTTGTTTATGAAATAAGACAATGGATAAGAAGGCGTACCTGCGTTGGGTGTTGTTTTTTCTCTCCAACTCACAAAACTATAACCTGATTTCTTTACAAATATGCTTACAAAATCAACATCAAAAAGACCAATATATCCTTTTAATGACTTTTTTTGTGCTTGTGTTAGTTTAGCCATAATTATTTATATTTTTTGTAAAATTTTCTGTATTTATTTTTTTGATTTCCATATCGCAAATTACGTTATTTTATTCAAATAAAGATAGTACATTCATAGTTTTTCTGCAAATATTTACCATCCGATTTTTACATTTTTTAATTTCAAAATACGTTCCATTTTATCAAAATAAATATGCTCTCCAACCTGCAAATAATAAATTGATTTTTTAAGACCAATAGATTTTTCGGTTTCGTAACTTTCGGTAAAAATTCTATCCTCATTTAAAATGTCAAAAATCTTTTTATAAGAACCTTTGTATTTATTATTTTCATTGACATTGGTTATTTTTAATTTTGTTGTTGCCATATTATTTTATTTATAGTTTTTCTGCAAATTGCGTTAACATTTCTTTTAAAACCTTCGGAGGTATTGAACTCGTAAAAGTCAATGCCGCATCCGAACCGTTTGATGTCATTAAAAAAATAACCCTTTGTTCCCTATTTTCAACCTGCCGCAAAACGTGGTCAATAAAGTTGTTGTTTTCTAAATTTATTTCTAATCTTGTTGCCATATTTTATTTTATCTTAAAAAGGGCAATGCCCTGTTTTATTTTTAATTAATAATGTTCTTAATTTTGTCAAAGTTATAAATTTTTTATTAATATAATACCCTTTTGAATACCCTGTTACTGTTTTTTTTAGCAAAGTTCCACGCTTTAAATTTACAATATTTCCGTTATTTGTAACGCCATAATCAGAATACCCAAGTATATGCCAATCTATATTATAAGTCTTTGATATTGTAATAGTTTGCATATTGTCTTATTGCTTATATAAAGTAGTTATACGCAATTTGTTTTAATTTTTTTTTACCCACCCTCAAATGATTTAATGATTAAATGAAAGCATTTGTTGAGCAGTATGTATTTGTATTCTTTTCATTGCATTGTCGTAATATTCAGCATCAATTTCACAAGCTGTTAATTCGCATCCCATATCGTAACAGGCAATCGCAATACTTCCGCTTCCTAAATGTGTGTCTAATATCTTTTGTCCCTTCTCTGCGTAATTTTGTAGCAAATGCCTGTATAATTCAACGGGCTTTTGTGTCGGATGTATGCTCCCACCTTTTTGAGCAATCAATCCCCTGTTTAAGTTTATCATTCGGGTTGCAACTTGGAAACTACTGTAAGCAATTTCGCCATCACTCATAGTTAAACCATCTTGTCCTTTATACCAAAATATCCAACCTTTAGTGCCTTTGTTTAGGTGTTCAACAAAGTAATTTGCACCCCAAATAATTTGGTTCTTGCTCACTCTTTCCAATTCTCTAAAGTATTCGGCAGTCGGTATTGAATTGTCCCACCCTTTATGTTCGTGTGCCTTCCTGTTATGTTTCGGGTTCTTACAAATGCTTTCCTTTTGTCCGTCAATTCCAATTCCATAGGGTGGGTCAACAATAGCCAAATCAAAATACTTGTCAGGGTATTGTTTCATCAGTTCCATACAATCTATATTTCTAATATCTAACATTCTTTTTAATGATTTAATGATTAATTCCCACCGCACAAAAAATTAAAACAAACAGCGTATAACAGCACATAAGCAAAAGCCCAAATCCAACCGCACAATGCCAACGCTATTTGTGCCTTCGCTTATCTGCGAACCGTTAATGGGCAAGTGTAAGCGAACCTACACCTACCCGATAACAAACTATTCCCAAATAAACGTATAGTGTACTCCTTTGGAAGAATAGGTGTTTGTTTTTTGAACTTTTATAGCATCAAGGTTTTTTACCCCTAACACCTTTATTCTATTCAAAAATCCTTCTTTTGTTTTGTACTTTTTTCGTGTTACAATTCCATCTTTAGTCATTGCATCAATCACGAATTTAGTCGCTTTTGAAAATTGATTTTTTACCATAATAATTTATATTAAACACCAGCCCATAAAATTGTATAACTGCAGGTGGGGGCTGATTAACCACCCGAAGCTATATGCCCCTAATTTAGTTTATTGTCAATGTGAAGGTTCGGAGCATTTAATCCCCCACCTGACAGTTATACTTATCCGTTATAAATCAACTCCACAATATTTGGTCTGCATAATAACCTGCTGACTCTTTTACACTCCTATCGTTATTGTGCCGAACCTTATACAATTTTTTCCTTTGATTTGCAAATTTCAATCCAAACTTTTTTATGTAAGAAGCATAATCAAAATATCCTGCAGCACCAATTTCAGCTACTTTTACACCATTTTTGTAAACATCTATTTTCTTTTTAGGATTAGAAGATATGGTAATATCAACTCCTAACTTCGCAGCATTTTTCTTTTGTCTGAATGAAATTTTGTAGTGCATAGTTTATAATTAATCTGCAATCTGCAATCTGCAATCT